GCTCCAACAGAATTATTAGTCCAATTCATAAAGGTGTTTACTAATCTACCACCACCCATTGGTCTATTTCTACCAGTTTCCATACGGTACAACATGTCTTCTAAAGCTTCTCTAAATTTAGAACCATATATAGCTTCTATCTTGTTTAGGTTCTCAGGGGAAAATATAATATCTCTATTTTCTTTCCATTCAGCAAGGAAGTCGGATCTTTTGTCTCCAATAGCGCCATCACTTAATAAATCAGAAGCAATACTTTCGGCTAACCAATAGTCTTTGGGTTGCGAGTAACCGTCATCTTTTTTAGATATTAAACCTATAGCATCTGCATACGCTTGTATCTCTTGATTACCTGTTACAACCTCTGTTAAAGCTTTTAAATCTCTTTTAGATAAACCAGGGATTTCAAATCCAGCTTTGTTCCAAAGATAAACTCTAGTGGCTTGGTCGTAAGTATAATCCAATCCTTCTATATTTTTATTTAACAGCTTTTTAACTTTAGGAAACTTTTTATTTAAGTTTTCAAAATCATTAGCAGCGGTTTGTCTTGACGAGTTTAATTCATTTATACCTCTAGCAAATGGATCTATTAAAGCCTTTTTAAAGAACGCCATATCAGCTTCTCCTTGTTTTCCTTTGCCTAAAAAGTTGTATAATAATCCTTGAAAATCTTGAGCCGATGCTGGTATTATACTTTTGTATTTAGTTTTTTGACCCCTTAACCTTGCTTGAGCATCAGAAAATTGTTTTTCTGATTTTACACCTGTTGTTTCCTCTATTATATTATTAAAGTCAACATTCATGTTGCCAGATCTTTTAGCTTGTTGCACTTTTCTTTTAACGTCAAACTGTTCTAACATATTATCAACTGCTTGCACGTTTTGCATTGCATCGTCGGCAAAATAAAAATCATTATATCCTTCTGCTACTTTATCAGCAACCCACAATGCTTTTGCTTCTGAAGTAGAGTCTCCTAATCCAGTTATATTTTTCAATGGTACATTTAAACCGTTTGCTTTCAAAAACTCAAATATAGATTGAGCAGAATCACCTGGTCGAGCTGTTAATACAAACATGTTTTCTGGACCAAACTTATCTTGAAGTTTTAAAGCTTTATTAAACAATCTAGCAACTTTACCACCTATAACCTGGCTAAACTCTGAAAAATCATGTTTCCAACCTTGATCTAATAAATCAGCTCCTTCTTTAGCAAACTCTTCTGCGGTTAGTTTTCTAACCACACCATCAGGAGATGTAGATATAACTTCAGACTTGCTAGTAGCTAATGTGTCATCAAAATCTAATATAGTAATACCTCTGCTTGGGTTTTGAGATTTTCTAGCTACAGATATAGCTTTATCTAATCTTTTTGCGGTATCTATTTGTTGTGGTGTAGCTATTTTTAATCTACGTTTTATTTCTTTAATATTTTCTTTATTGAAGAACTTATTATTCATTCTATCTTGCGCACTTTGTCCATCTAATGTTTCAAATGAATTTATATCTACAAATTGTTGATCTATTAAAGATATTATTCTAGCGGAACCTAATTCGCTTGTTGTACCAAGTATTTGATCTTGAACAAAAGACAAAGCTTCCGTACCTAATGATTGTTCAAACTCAGCGGTAATTTCGTTTGCAATATCGTTAAAATTACCTATATCTTTTTTATCAAAAGCTTTTACAGCTTCAGTAGATATTTTACCAAGTTCGCCAGCACTAGGCGTAACATGCTCTCCTTTTTGTCTCAATAACCCACCTTTATAATTTTTTACACCTTTACCACCAAATAGCATGTAAATTAATTCTTCTTCTAATGCCTGAGGCGTGTCTTCTAACAATCCTTCTTTTTGATATTTTCTAACTCTATCCTCAGCTATAACTCTTGCGGCATTATAATCTGGATGATTATTATTTGGTCTTATATTTTTAGCGCCTTTTGTCACGGATCCTCTAGAGAAAAAATATTCTGTTTGTACTTTTTTGTTTTTACCTCTACCTCTTTCAACTTCCGCAATCCACAAGCCTTGAGAACCATCTTGGTACTGAATCAACTCTAACGTGGATAAGGCTCTTTGCCCAGCCGTGTTACTTGTAGCCATTTGATTATAATAAAGCATACCAACCATCATGCTATTATCAACCATAGCTAGTTCTAAAAACTTATTTTGAATATATGCTAGTAGTTTAGGGTTGTTTTGATTAGCACCCTCTATTTCGTCTTTATACTCTTCCCTTACTCTAGCTTTTTTATCGTCAGCTTTTATATCTAAAGATAATACTTTTTGAATTTTACCCATTAAACCAATACCAGCATTTATAGTACGAGTTTTAGTTGGATCAAAACCTAATTTACCAGTATTAATTTTGCCATCTGCTAAAGCTTGTTTAGCTTCTTTAATTTTAGAATCAATAAGATTTCCTAATTCTTTCATAGCATTTTCAGCCTCCTTACTATATTCTCTTTTGCCCTTGCTATTCATATCAAAACCTCTATAACTACTATCAAACCCAAAGAATCCTTTTGTTATAGCTGGTGATAAAAATATTTCTAAAGGCAATTCTTCAACTAGGTTCTTCATAGACTTAGCTGATTTTTCTCTAGCTATATTACCTTTGTTTTTATCAGCTTGAGCGAAAGCTCCTAATGATAAATATTCTTTTATAATTTTTTTAGTTTCTGGTTTTAGCTTTTTGTCTTTCAACAAACCTTCTAACCTTTCTTTGTATTTAGGTGAGTCTTTACTAAACATATCAGCCAATCCACTTTCTTCAAAAGAAATAATAAACTCTTGTGGTATACCTGCTTTTAATATAGCTGCTTCAAACTCTAAAGTACCATAACCATATTTTATAGCTAAATCAACTACTTCAGATCCAAAATCCATTTGTAATCCAGCTGATAGATTATAATTACCACTTCGTTTAGTAATACCTCTTTCTGTTTGTCTTACAAATTCTTCAACAAAGTTATTAGCTAATACTCTATCAAATAAATCTTGCCTACCAACAAATAAATCTTTAAGATCACCATCATTTATCATGTCAGCCTTAAAGACTTCTAATCCAAATTCTTGAGTTAAAGCGAGTTCTAGTTTTGTTAAACCACCTCTTCTTATATCAGTCATTGTTTCGCCTTTAGCGAAATTACTTAATAACATTGCTGGTGTTACTTGTTCGTTAGCCTTAGGATTTCTTCTAATCTTTTGTTTACCATCAGTCATTCCTTTGTATGGACCTTCCTCACTAGATAACCAAGCTACAATATCACCTGGTTTTTTACCTTTTTTTCTACCTAAATGATCTGTAGTATAACCAATGCCTACAACCTTTTTTTCAACAGCCATAGGTAAATTTTTAGATAACCATGTTGTTGTTAATGTTTGTAATATGGCTCTTTTATTCTTTGGATTTCTTAAGTATGCTTCAACAGCAGCTGGATTATTACCTATTATTTCTTGTACAACTCTATGTAGAGGACCATGTTTAACCCCAAATTCTTTTTTAAGAGCAGCTATTAATGGTGTAACAGATCTATTCTTAGAAACAGCTGCGTTTAAATCTGGTAATTTACCACCCACAATAGTTGTTATCGCTGCTCTAACAGCATCAACTTGTTCCTGTGTTAATTCTATATTATTTAAAAATGGAGTATTTAATTGATCTTGAACTTCAGGTGTTAATATATCATTGATAGCTTGATCTGTCTCTGTAGTTACAATATTTTCAGCTTTAGATACATCTACTTTAAATCCTGTAAAATCAATAGTTGTATCTTTCAAAAACTCAGATAGTCTTTGAGGTAGTAATCCATTTATATATTTAGATATAGTATTTTCTTCTTGTGTTATTTCACCTGTTTTAGGATCTACAACATCTACCATTTCACCTTCTTTAAAACTATCTATAACATCTATGATACCTCTATTACCATACATAGCGTTGGATTTAAAATCAGCTATGTTATTTCTTTTATCTTCTTGACTTACATTGCCATACTCATCAACCCGGCCCAAATTAACACCCTTATTTTCTAAACTAGTTAAATATTTTCCAAGCATCGAATCATATAGTTGAGCTATATCGTTTTTCCAATTTGGATTTGAATCTTTAGCGGCATATAAGTTATTTACTTTTTTACCAGTTTCATTGGCTTGTTCGTGTAATAACGGTGATTTTATATTAGCAGATTTTTTAGCTTCTTTTAAGCCTTCTTGTTTGGCTTGTTCTTGTTCTCGTTTCTTAGCTGGATCTATTCTTCTTTTTTGTAACTCACCGAGTTTACCTTGTTTGAAGTTATCAATATAGCTAGCCATGTAAACAGCAGCGTCTTTACCATTGTTTATTTTATAATCACCATTGAACATAGCTCTAAACTTATTCATCGTGCCTTGTCCTTCGTTTAGAATTTGTCTTACCTCTGAAGAGTATTTAGGTCTCTTTAATATATCTTGTACAGACTTAGTATATTCATCCCAAAATTGACTATTTTGTTCTTCTAAAGATTTCTCTGGATTATATTGAGCGTTGCCACCAACAAACCTCATTCTTAACATAGCGGCGTCATGTATGTCTTTATGATTTTCAGACATATAATTATGTAGATTTTTAGCATAACCTGTTAACTCTTTTAAGTTGGCAAATGTCAACTGATCTACAGCATGTGATATTTCATGTGACAAAACAGTACCTGCTAATATATTACCACTTTCAATTTCTCCTAAAGCGGCATTTTTATCTTTAACTATGTATTTATCTCCAATTATAGCCCCATTAGTTTCACCCATCCTAAGTTCATCAATCATGCCTTCGGCCTGCATGTCATAATTAGCCTCAATAAAATCTATTTCTTCTTGTTTTTGCTCTTTACTTAAATCTTTTCTTCTATTTACCTCATCAATTTCTTTCTTCTTTACAGCGTCATAAGCATTTAAAATATTAGTCTGTAAATCTTCATCTGTTTCAGCTATTTTTAAATCTAAATCTTTAAGGTTTATATCTTCTAATACTAGAGCGGCATTAATATTTTCTTTATTATTTACTATTAAACCAGTATTTTTACTTGTAATACCAAGTTGACCACCAATTCTAGCTAATAACTCATCTTCTTTTTTTCTATTTCTTCTTTTTCTACCTGATTCTTCAAATGTCTTACCATTATATATCTGACGTTCCACATACTCTCTAACGCCATCATCTTTCCTAGCTAATGCCGCTTTATTTTTTTGAAGTTGATTTTTAATCTCTTGATGTACGGCTACAGCTAAAGCTTTAGGATCTTTTGCTAATTCAGGATCTTTTTTTAATAACCTATCTTTTATTTTTTTACCTTTATCACCATATAATCTTTCTACAGCGTTAGTATAACTTACGCTATTTAATATCTTGTTTTTAGCCTTTAACGCGGTATCATATTCAGATCTAAACTTTTTACCCTCAGCTTTACCTAATGATAATGAGTATATGTGGCTTTGTATCTCTTGATCTTCGGGGCTTAACGTTGGGTCAATATTAGCTTGTTGGTTTAACTGGTTTAATTGATTACCAACTAACACTAGTTTACCAACATTTTCTCCACCCGCTAACATAGCGTTTAGTTCTAATTCAGAAGAGAGTCCATACAGCTTGTCCATCTGCTCTTGTCTTTCTTCTGTTAATTGATCTCTTTGGTTTTGATAACCTTTTTTATTAGGATCTAAGTTTCCAAAATCATTATCTATACGTTTTAACTCTTGCTGAATAGCTATGTTTCGACCATACATATCTCTAGTAACATTATGCTGTGCTATTGTAGAATAAGCTATACCAGGACCATTCATAGGACCAGCAACCATTATGGCTGCTATAGCAACGTCGTCTACTTGTGACCAATCAAAATCTTTATTTAGCATCGCGGATTCTAATCCCATAGAGCCTAAATAAATTAGTTCTTCCTCGGCTACCTCCATACCAGTTCTGTATACAAACTTACCAAACCCACTAGCTGCGTTTTGATAACCATTCCTTGCACCAGCCCTTAAAACGTCATCTAATGGATTTGCAAAGTCATCAACCATTTTAAGTGCGTTTGGCAATGTACCAAGAAATCTAGTTACAGTACCTTCAATAGCGCCAGTACCAATTATAGTCACCCATTTTTTTAGTGGATCCATGGTACCGTCAGCAATAGTTCTTTCTAAAGCTATTCTACTTTTTCTATATAATTCTGGGTCTAATTTATCTTGATTTAAATCTAATTCTTTTAATTGAATTTTTGCTTCGGCAGCGTAATCTTCTAATGTTTGTAGTTCACCTTTTTTACTACCAGCGGATGTTATACCATAAAAACCTGGAATAACATTTTGTGCGATAGTAGCGCCTCTAACAGAGCCAAAAATAGTTGTAGCGCCATAAGCACCTAGTACAGCAGATGCTATAGGAGCAGATTGCTGTCCCATTGTTCTAGTCATATTGAACAAAAAATTATCACGATTCCAAGCCTCGTCATAAGTTTGCATTGTTTCTAAATGAGCAGCGTCATAGTCTTGATTTTGATTTTTTCTTTTTAATGCCGCATCACTACCAAATAATATTGGAACGTCAAGCAACATGTTTTCAAAACTATGACCAACATCATTTGATAATATGTTTACAAAATCATAATCTCTATCAGCAGCAGACTTTAACTGTAGCGATGGATCGTCTAAAGAAGAGTAATACTCACTCCATTTAGTATTTAAATTATTTCTAGTTGTTTCAAAATCCCTTGCTATAATACTTGATCTCTTGCTTATTTTATTGAGTCTAGCTTGGTAATCAGCTTGTACTTCTGGGGAATTAGCTGTCACTATATAATAACCATCGTTGTCTCCAACTTGATTATACTCTATGTTAGTCACACCGTCACCCCCAGCTGATGCTATTATATTATCTATATCTACTTGTAATTCATTTTGTTTTTCATCAAAACTTGGTTTAAAATATTCAGTAGCTTTCTCTAAATCAGCTCTTGTTTTTTCTAACTCTAACGATGTGGAATAAATACTAGATCGAACAACGTTTTGTAAACCGCTATTCTCCATTTCTTTTTCTAAATAAGTATTATTAATAGAAGCTTTTTTATCTATCGCGTATTTAGCAATTTTTTTATCTAAACCACCAGCTGTTTGATTCCCATCCCCATCAACATCTGGTTCCTCATATATATTTCCCCAAGCTGTTTGCATTGCTGGTAAATACTTTTTTACAAAATCATCAGCGGTATCTCCTCTCATTTCTTGAGAACCATGAAAACTTCTTAAAAATTCTTCTGGATTAAAATTTTTAATTTTTTCACTTCTAGCTACAGTGTCGTCATCATCATTAAAATAGTCTTTAATAAAATCATGAAAACCCTCAGGCGCAACACTACCAGTATTAAACTCACCAAATACATCGTTGGCCAAATTTTTCTCATAATATTCTTTAGCCGCCACATCTTTTGTTACATCCTCTACTTCTTCCTTAGCTTTTTCTTTAGCCGCGTTATTTAACTCTATAGCTTTCTCATACTGTTTTTTCTGTACTTCTTGGGATTTGGCCTTGTCTAAAGGATTGTCAATAAAATATTTTTTTAATTGAGAATTAGTCCCTGTAAAAACTTCTTCTCCACCCACAGTAGCGCTGTATTCAGCGGGAAAAGTTCTTTCCGCGGTACTACTGTAAAACCCGTTTTTAGTTTTAGTTATCTCGTAACCACTTTCTTTAAATACGTCTAATGCGTCCTGGGATATATTGCCATAATCATCGTCTGAAGCTAAAACACCTATAGTTTTTTTAGTTTCATCAGATAAACTATTTTGATAATCAAGTACTCTTTGTATCTTTTCTTTGGCTTCTTCTGCGCCCTTGTCTGTGAATGGTTTTAAATCTATATAAATAGGATCTTCACCTGGCAGAGTAACGTTAACAGCGTTACCCATCATTACCCCAAGCTCCTTCACTTCTATACCTGAATTACTAAACTCTTTTGCAAATTGATCGTCTTTAAGATCTACAAGTTCATTTAAAGTATATTTTGCTTCACGATTTATACCAGTACTAATTTTTTCTTCTTCTGGTATTTCCTCTTCAATAGTTTCTTCAGTAGTTTCTTCGGTTACTTCTTTAGTTGTCTCTTCAGTTGTTGTTTCTACTTCTTCCGTAGTTTCTACTTCTTCAGTGATTTCGTCCGAAACTGGAAAAAATGTATTCATGAAATCACCACCAGACTTACTGTATAGTTTTTTCTTTTTAAGCACTCTAAATAATTCCTGTTGATTTTCTACAGAAGAAAACTGCTCTTCAAATTTATTGTAATCACCGCTATAAAGATTCTTATTTTTTAAAGCATTAAATAATTGCTCTCTGTAACTAAGTTGTTCTGGCTTAACTTCTTCAACTGGAGGAGCGGTAGTTTCTTCAACTGGAGGGGTAGTTGTTTCTTCAACTGGAGGGGTGGCGGTTTCTTCTTCACCGGTATATCCAGCATATTCTAAAATAGATCTTTTAGTTACGTTACCCTCTTCGTTTTGCCAAGGTTCATTTTGATTTGAAATAATACCACCTTTTTCACCTTTAGGAATAATGTCATCCATACCCATGTTAGCAGCAGCTGGATAAGCTATAGTAATATAAGGATGTTGACCTTTTTTATGGTTCTGAGTAAAATACTTATCAACTAAATCTAACTGATCTATAGCCCCCATACTAGATACCTCTTCTATATTTGTACCTAAGCCTTCAGCTGTACCAGGCATGAATTGAATCAAGCCAGTAGCGGAACTTGTGGGGTTTTTAGCTGATGTATCAAAGTTAGATTCCTTCTGTATAACATTTAATAGCTCTTCCACGGTAAAACCATGCTTGTCAGCTATCTCTTGAAGTTTTTCTTCAACACCATCTATTTCAAGAAATTCTTTTTCTAATGTTTTGCTCATATTATATTTTAATCTATCCGCCTATATTGTCTATTGAATTATCCGCGTTTGCCGTAACAGCATCATCATAATGTGTCTTGGCCTCAAGTTTGTAAAATTCCTTTAGTAATGATTTACCAAGTTCAATATTTTCTCCAGATAAAGCATTTTTAATAAGTTTATCAAGATTTTCTTGTGTATTCCAATCATCTTCAGTTAATTTACCATCAGTACCAGTATCTAACTCATTTCTTTCTTCAGCGCTAATACCATCAAGAGCATCCATAAACATTGTAAACATTGGTGTTTCTTTAGCACTTGTAAAACCACCCTCGCCGTATTCAATGCCATTTAAACTATCAGCTAATGAACCTTTAGTATTAGAACTATGATAAAAAGCAATATCAAGAAATGTATTTTTATCAGTTATCTGTGAATCTACCGATCTATTAATTTCATTTTCAAAATTCCCAAAACCATATTCATAATTATTTCTTATTAACTTTGGATCAATAAGAACATCCATCACCTCTCTTTTAGGAGATTTTGGTATGAATAAAGAATCGAGATCTCCTTTTCCTATTGTCATATTTTGACCGTCTTTATTTTTAAAAGGTACACCATCCTTATTTACATATGTAAATATCATATTACCTTCGTCATCATAACCTTGAACAGCTCTACCACCATCGTACTGAGCTAGGTTTGGATCTTTTTGTGCCACAGGATCTCCGTTTGCTAACATAGCTTGGGCAAAAAGCATTCCCTCCGCATTATACATACCCGAAGCGCTTGTATTTATATTGTCCTCTGCTAGTTTAGTCTTCATAGTTTCCTGAAAGGCTCCAAAATCAACATTTGATTGTCTTATATTGTCTCGTTTGTTTTTTAATCTTTGTTTTTCTTTCTTTTTTTCTTCATTAGTCCAAGGTTGCCCAGTGCCTTCGTTTATTGCATTCTTTTTCCACCAAGCGAGATCGGTTAGTTGCGTTCTTATATCGCGAAGCGTATCCTCTGTAGTCATAGGTTTTATAGCTTTTTCGTTACCATTATTATCAAAGTATGTAAATCTTTGCTCTGCTGGCACGTCTTCAATTTCTCCTGTTTTAGGATTTCTAGCTTTTACCATTCCAGATGTATTATCTGGGTTTACACCGCTCGTGTATTTTGAGTCAAAGTCTTTAATAGCATCGTTATTCCACTCAGGTTTTGAATCTTGTTTTGCGCTTTTTATTAGATCAGCACCTATATCACTCACTACTTTAATAGCTTTACCCCACATTTCACCTCTAGCCTTCGCCTCTTTGGCATAAGCCCCGCTGATACGTTCGTGAACACCACTAAGATCTTTAGGTACATTAGCTTTTGCCGCTTTCGTTGCCGCGCTAACTAAATTTGCATCAGCACTACCTGATATATTTGAAATTGCCATATTTATATTTGTTTTATTAAAGTTTTGGAATAAAAGAAGTTGCTGTGTCAACAAAATCACCAGCAATCTTCATATTTGCCGCACGATTTGCCGCTTTCATTTCCATATTTGCAGCTACAGCACTTTGTTGATTAGCAAACCCTGTTTGCACTTGTTCTCTAGCGCCTGCTAATTCACCATAGTCCATTCCCAATAGAGTTGATACTCTCCCGCTTTCAGCTTGTTGAACCATAGCATCGCCTTGTCTTTCTAAAGATTGAACATCTCCAGCACCCTGTGCTATTAATTTTTGATTTGCCGCTTCTTGCTGCCCAATAGAAGCTGATATTTGTTGGGTTTGTAATTGACCTTGATTTGCCATAGCTTGCGCTAAGCCAGCTATACCAGAACCACCAGCAGCGCCTTTTAAATTTTGCATTATATCCGCTCTTTGCTGCATACCCTGTTGGGCTTGAAATTGAGCTTGCTGTTGGTTAACAGTTAAATCTTCATATACATTTTCCATTCCAGCGTAAGGATTTTCAAACTGAAAACTTTCATATGCAGCACGAGATTCTTGAACGGCTGCTTGAGCCTGTTTCTCTGCCTCTCGCCCTTGCCTTAGTTGCTTGTCAGCAATGCCCCTCATATCATCATACATTCTTTCTCTACTTTTTTGTCCCATAATTATCTTTTATATATATTTAAATGCCTCGTGTTCTACGGGGATCATTGTCCAGTCTAAATTTTTATGTATATTAGACATGTGTGGATCTCCACAGACTGTAAATAATTGAGATACACCATATTTTTTAGCCTCTTCACTTGTTTTTTCTATCAAAAGTTCTATTAACTTTCTCCTATCTTTTTCTCTATACTTTGGATTAGATACTAAGTTTGTTATCCAAGCTAGACGTTTCACATCTAATGACAAAAATAAAAAAACACAAGCAACAGGGGTATTATTTTTTTCTATTATATAACATCTTTCATTTTTAGGTAACCAGTCTCTTTCTATGCCCTTTCCTCCGAATGATTTATCCCACCATTCCCACCACTTGCAACAAGTTTCATAGTCACCGTTTTTGAAAGATCTAAATTTTATATTATCTTCCATTTAATTTAATTTAATTTTACTTATATAGTCACAGTTTTCACCATTTTTTTACTATGGCGCAGAGTTAGAAAGTATTTTTTCAATATCAAGTCTTACGGTTGTATCTGCTGTGCCAGCTCTTATTATCTCTACATTGCCAGTTACGGTTGCTATTCTTCCAGTATTTTCCACGGTTAATGTAATTCCACTTTCTAAAGTTTGAGAGGCGTCAGCGGTCCAGTTGCCCGCTCCATCAGCTCCACCACCAGCTGTTACAAGTGGATTTTGCAACGCTGGATTAATACCTATACCACCAATTCTAGATACATTATTTATAACACCTTCTCTATCTGCAACACCTATCGTAGCGCTAGCACTAACTGTTCCTGACGTTGTTGTTGTAGGCGCTGTTAACTCTACCTTTAAATCTGTTAACTTAATATTCCAGCCAGAAACTCTTAGTATTTCAGTTTCTCCATAACCCCCAATCTTTAATGTGTCACCAGCTAACGCTAAAACTTGCTGGTTATTAAAAACAATATTACCAGCCTGTGTCGTTACCAATCCCTTTGTTATAGTTGGTTTTAAACCAACAGTGCTGCTAGCTGGTGCGGTATTCTTAGTTATAGTTTTCTCTTGTTCTGTTCCGGTAAAAATTGTTGATGTATCTGTGTAACGAGAAATTACAGTGCTAGCTGTAACATTTGTACCTGGCACAACTATCATACCCGCTTTAATCAAATTAACATAGTTATTTACGGGCCATTGGTAATTTTTTTGCGGTGTAAAAGTTAAAGGTTGATTATCACGAAATTGTATAGCTTGAGACATTGTAAAATCAGTGGCCGTACCACTAGTCTCTACAACTGTAACTGTTGTTAAACTTCTATTTACTTTAGAACTAAAAGTTAGTGTTGTGCCATCTTCAATAGCGGCACTTGAATCTAGTGAAAAAACATTTGTAGAATCAATAGAATCAACAAGAAAAATTCCTTTGTCGAGAACAGCATTTCCAGTCACTTGATCTCCAACGGCCATTTTTGTAGCAACAGCACTATCCATAGTTATTGCAGTAGCACCACCACTAAAATCGCCATTTACTGTATCTGTAGATGTGGCAGCTGTTACTTTATCACCAACTGCTATAACTGCAGATAAATCAGTATTATCCATCCTAACCACACTACCACTAGTAATAGCACCATTAATATCATCCCCAGTAAAAGCATCTCTTCTTGTTGGATATTCATTTTCACCTGGTAAGGTAACTGGAGCAGATCCTATCGTTGGCGAAACAAAAGCTATAAAATCATCAGCCACGGGTTGTTTAACAATTCTGTACGCAGTGGTCACCGAAGATGTGGTTGTAAAGCTAAATGCTGTTTTTTTAGTTGATTTATATCTATTAGTATCAAGCGTTGCTGTACCTGCTGTAAGATCAACAGTGCCATTAGGAGAATAACCTTGTAAAGTTAAAGTTATAGCAGCGTTTTGATATAATACCTTTTGCATCACTAAAGAGCTGGAACCGGTTGAACTGTTTAAATCAACACTACCATCACCAAACCTAACCTCGTTGTACGGCGCGTGCACTGTACCTGGCATAGCATGTAAATAAATATCATATTGATCGTCACTACCTGTTACAGCTGGAAAAGTTATCGCGCCACCATAACGTCCGTTAGAAATTGTTTTTTGTAACGAGTCCACTGAGGTTTGAAAGGTATTTGTAACAAAATTATAATACTTACCAGTTGTACTATCTTTTATTTCTAACTTAAACTCAGCACCATCAAGACCAACAATACTGAAACTCCTTTTTTCGCTTACCGCTGGCAAATCAGAATAATCAAAATCAAAACTTGTTATTACTTTTTTCCCATCATTAATTGGTGTTAGATAATCGTGTGGCGCTGAGGAATGCTCCGCTCCAACCATAGCACCCTTATCGGGGTGCATGTGATAACTTCCGATATATTCTCTTCCATCTGGCAGGACGTACTCCTTACCAAAAGTGTATAAATTGTTTTGCGACATTATTTACTATTGTTAAAATTAATATCAATAACCACCTCCAGAGCTACCTCCAGAACCACCTCCAGATCTATAGCTTGTGGTGTTTATGTTTGTTTGTACTACCTGCGGGGAAGGTGTTGTAGGTGGTGGTGATGGTGTAGTGGTAGGGGTATTAGCATCTTGTATAGGACTAAACACTTGCTCTGTACAACCACATTCTTCATTCATTTTTCTATTCCAACTTATTTTAGCTTCTATTATAGCTTTATGGTAGCCATCCCCATTTTTAATGTGAGGTTTTTCTAGCTCTTTATTTAAATATTGAAACCTATCTTTAAACATTTCACAGTTTATAGTGCTATACACACGCCACATATTATCAAGCCAATTAAAAAAGTTAACTGTAAAATATTTTGTATACGTAGCGTGATAAGCCCCTAATTTACCGCCATTAACACCTTGGTAGGCGGGTTTAACGATGTCTTTAGCCCAATGAGAAAACTTTTCAAAATTACACGGTTTTAGAGATTTACTTGCCATATTTTATTTTTTTATTTATTTACTACTTTCTGACACTTCTGATCCAATTGAAAATAACTCTATTTTATCTGTAGAATAATTTTCTAATTTTATTTCAGCGTAATACCCCTTTAAACTAGAGGAATTTACTTCTTTGTTTTTAGCAAACATTATATAATCATTGGGTGATGGCGCTGGTGTTGCCACGTTTGATTCGTCGTACAGAACAATTATACTATAAGGTGGTACAGATAGTCCCGCATTACCATCGTTATATATAGCTGTTACAACACCAAATGTAACTATAGTGCCAACGTTATTAACGGTGTTAAATCCACCCGTGGTTCCATATGGAGAGTAATAAACCACATCCCCAATCTGTAAACTAGTGTTTACATCACTTGCAAATGTTAAAACTTGTGATATCATAATTATTTTTTATTTTTTTAAAAAAATCTATTGGATTTTAAATTAATTTGTTAAGTCTATAAAAATTTTCTATAGATAATTAAACCACGCAGTGGAGTGCCTATCTCTGTTTTTAGGCTGCATACTACTCCTGACAGATATTTCCTTGAAAGAGCTGTAAAATCTCCAGGCCAAGTACTATCGCATTCACTAGAGGTCCAAAAATAGTAATTACTATCTGCTGGGCCGGCAGGAAAAAGGCCAGGATAAAGTATAGTTCCACCCCCTGGGAAAATTAGTGGGAATTCATTATAAGCGGGTAAATACCAATCACTATAACCATTAATAGTAGCCGTACTGGCAGCGTAAGCTGCTTCTGCATTTGCTCCATCTTGAGCTACAATTAAAGCAGTATTATTAGCACCGTCATCCAAGTCGGTGCCACAGTCGTTATCTATAGAGCTCCAATTAAAGCCCGTTTGGCCAATATGATTTCCGTAATTAAAACCTACAGTACCACCATCGGTTTCATCTATACCATTGTTAAATTCTAATATATAACCGCCTTCGTAAAAATCACCTAATTGTAAGGCAAAAGTACACGAACCATCATCCCAAGAAGCTGTAGAGTCGTAATTTGTGGCCGTGGAATCCGTACAACCAAAGTTTCCTTCGTATACAACAGGGATAGCACGTGTTTGGGATTGGAAATTGTTTTTGATTCGCGTTTTTATAGTTCCATCCCACCAAGAGATTGTGGTGTACCTATTAATTGGATCATTATCAGCCTCGTTACTAGTCATGTATTGTATAATAAGACCACTGTCAAGATCACATTTAGTAGAAAATGCCCCCCACCCCGTACCTGGGTAAAATGGGCTACTATAGCAATTCTCACTCGTAGCGTTCATTCCCCCAAAACTGGTACTAGGGCAATTATAATTTGAACCTGGTCCAAGGTTATTCCACACAGCAAAAAGTTCATCTACAGAAGGTATGTGCCAATCAGCCGTGCCAACTTCGCTTTGAAACTCAGTGCTCTTTGCCCAGAAAGCCGGGCTTTCGTTGTGGTAAGAACTCCAACCCGAGCCCCATGGACACTGTACGCCAATCGCGTTCGCAGTCGAACCACCAGTGGCTAGCATATCTTCAGTGTTTTGATATCCCCAACCGGCTTTCTGTGACTGAGCGCTAGATAAATTACCACTTGGATTCGATCCTGGCACCAACGCCTCATCGCCCCAATTTGTTGGAAAAACCGGTCCCATGCCAGATTGAATATATGTACAGGTTGTAGATTGTGACACAGCCATCTCCACAGTTTTAATAGAGGCATACATTCTTCCACAATCACCCGTTGCCATACCTGAATCAGGTTCGTCATATGAAAACATTGCTAATCTTGCTGAAAGCGTAGGGTGAAGATCACCTATAGTGTATGTAACCCCACTTAAATCCGTGCACGTTGGCGTTGGGTCTGGATAAGTACATGAACCATCGTCTACTGTGGCGTTTGGATCATAATTACATGCTGTACTGTCTGTACAACCATGTAACGTTAAACAAGAACCATCATCACATGTAGCTAATGGATCATACTCTACATACCCAACTGTTGTACAACCATCAACACAACACGAACCATCGTCTACAGTAGCCGTGGGATCATAATTTGAAACTGAAGCATCTGTACAACCCGGAGTATTAGCGGTTAAGCAATAAGAACCATCATCACAAGTATAACTTGCGTCATATTCTAAATACCCAGCTGTCATGCAACCATCAATACAACAAGAGCCATCATCTACTTGTGTTTCATTAGCAGCTGGTGTTCCCATCCAGTTAGACACTGTTGGATCTGTACAGCCATACACCGTGTAAACACAACTTCCATCATCTTGTGTGCTAACCGGATCGTAGTTATCTGCTGTTGCGTCAGTACATCCGTATACAACTGTATAAGTACAAGAGCCATCATCTTGATTTGCCGTAGGATCGTAGTTATCCGCTATTGGATTAGTGCAACCTAGAATAGTAGTAACACATTCCATGCTTGAGCCTGGCTGAGCTTGGTAGTTTGCTAATGGATTATAATTTATATCTCCCGAAGTAGTACATCCAACTATAACCGGCTCGCAACAACAATTAGTTCCAGTTTGTGACCCAAAACAACCGGGTCCATTTGTATCATCACAAGGAGCTGTAAATCCAGAATCTGAGTTCCAGTAAATTGGGTAAGGAAACAGAGATCCATCTCCTATTAAAGCTGTGGTTGTTACCGTGCAACCATAAGTAGTTAAAGTTAAACAATCAGCTGGATTTGAAACGTTATAAATAGCGTCATATTCTAAATAATCAGAATCCATACAACCAACATATAGACAACTACCATCGTCAACAGTTACACTGGCGTTATAATTAGCCGCAGATGGATCTGTACAACCAGTAATCCCATAAACACATGAACCATCATCCCACGTAGCATTGACATTGTAATTAGTAGCCGTATTATCTGTACAACCTGGAATTCCTGAACCTAAATTATAAGTGCTAACTAAATTACCCAACCCCTGGAAAGAAGAGTCGGCATTATCAAAGCCACCTATGCCAAAATTACTTATTGCCATTTTTTAGTTTTATAATGTATATAATTTGTTAACATTTTATAATATATTAAATTTATTAGAATTCCCTAACGGCTTTTGCATTAATTGGGTTAGTGTTTCCTATAATATTTCCCGTGTCCGCCAGCTTGCCTTCGACCAAGGTGGAAATAGCTGAATAGTTAGCATCTGGAATGCAAACATATGCAGAAATGACAGGATCAGTAGGATTTTCTGTAGAAGTCCAATAATTTGCGTTTAAATTAATATTTGCGTTAGTAACAACGGCTTCAGAAAGCATTGCCGTTGCAAGCTCCATTGTTGAAGGTAAAAACCAATCAGCGTAACCATCATTAGTATAATCATTGGCATAGCTAGCGGCCTTAGCGTCAGCGCCATCACTATCAATAATCAAATCGGTATTAGTTTGACCAGTTCCAATTGCAGTATTAGCCGATGTGCCACAATTATTAAAAGATGTATTATTCCATACGGTTTCCTCTAGCTCGTCTTGCGATATGATATAACCACCACCCGTTATGTCAGTATTATTGTTAAGATAAAATATTATACCTCCTTGATAGTAATCACCTACCCCTAAAAGTGTTGTGCAAGAACCATCATCCCAAACAGCGTTTGGATCATAATCTGAATATATAGCATCCGTACACCCAGCAACACCTTCTCTTCTTATACCTCTAACGGTTTTTAGAGCGTCTTTATCGCTAGCGCTAATAATGGAAGTGGAAAAATCAACGTGACTCGTATCATCAACCCCCGATTCAGTAGAAGACCAGTACGTGTCGCTAATAGATGGATTATCCACCATCTCAGCTGGATCTGTAAAGCAAAACAAATTATTCTGTCCGAGGTTTTGGTCAATCGTAAATAACTCGTTTATAGAAGGTAAATACCAATCTGAAAAACCACCACTTGTAGTATTATCAATACTATACGCTGCATTAGGTACGCAACCCATGGGAGCATTATCTACTATATCTCGCGAGTTTTGGTACCCTGAACCTATAGCAGTTGTCAATTGACCAGCGCTATTATAACCAGTAGGGAAAAACTCTCCACAGCTGTTATTATTGTGCCAAGCTGTTGAATATATTGGTGGGACAGGATCTACAATTAAAGCGCCACAAAGAGTACCCACATCTGAATTTGTAACCTGGTCTAAATGAAATATTATACCACCTTGGTAGGTATCACCTATTGATATAGTGTTTCCTACCACTCCAGCTGCATCTATAAACGTACAAGACTCGGGGTCAGCGCCATAACAACAACTACCGTCTTCATAGTTAGCTGTAGGGTCGTAGTTATTGGCTGGGCCTACCCATGATACTGGTCTACCAGTATAGTTAGGATCTGTACCGTCATCCATACACCCAGGCACTCCTAAAGTAACACATTGATCACTATTAGGATCACAAGTATAACTTGCATCGTACTCTAGATATGCTGAATTAGTACAACCAATAAGACCCGAACAAGAGCCATCATCACAAGTAGCTAAAGGATTATAATTACAAGATGTAGAATCCATACATCCTAAAAGACCACTACATGAACCATCATCACATGTAGCTAAAGCATTATAATTACAAGCCGTAGGATCTGTACAACCATCAATACAACAAGAGCTATCATCTGTAGTAGCATAATAATTAAGACCATCAACTGGATGAAGGAAAACACTATAATTAGATGCTGTAGGGTCCGTACAACCCGTGTAAGTACATAAACCATCATCATTAGTAGCCGTATCGTCGTAGTTGTCAGCCGCTGGATCCATGCATCCTGGGTAAACACAACTACCATCCTCAACTTGAGTTACGTTAGATGGTGGCGCTCCCATGTAGTTAGAAGCTGTTGGATCAGTACACCCGTAAGCGGTGTAAGTACAAGAACCATCATCTACATTAGCCGCAGCGTTGTAGTTGTCAGCCATAGGATCTGTACATCCATAACTTGTAGCAATGCAAGCAAGATCAGAACCTGGGTATGGCTGGAAATTAGCGGTTGAATCATAATTAATAGCCGTAGCATCTGTACAGCCTACGATAGTTGTTTCACAGCAGCAATTAGCAGTTCCATTAGGAATACCACCAACACAATCATCACTAGCACCGGGTTGAGTTCCATCACAAGGCACTTGGCCAGCGATAGTATTTCCATTCCAGTACAATGGATATAACAAATTACTTGTGTTATTATCACCTATATTTATAGTTGTTACAATAGTACAACCATAGGTGATTAGTGTTAGGCAATATGTATTGCCAGGGTTGTTATTTGCAGGTGGCACTTGGCTAGCATCATACTCTAAATACAACGGATTATCACAACCATTATATAAACACGTGCCATTATCTACATTAGCAGCTGGGTCGTAACCTCCGCTTGCATTTGGATCCGTACATCCATAAACAACCGGAACACAGCTACCATCGTCTTGAGTTGCATTTGGATTGTAATTAAATGAACCAGGCGTAGTACATCCCAATATAATTCCAAGTGGACCTGTAGTAATTAGATTTCCCAATCCTTGAAAAGAAGAATCAGCATTATCAAAAGAATCTTTGCCAAAACTATTTATTGTTGCCACGCTTTACCTCTTATATAATTAAACCACTTACCTTCTTTTTCTATAAACTCATTTAAAGTTCCTACTTCTTTATCTGTTTCAATTGTATTCACAAACCAGCCTGAAGAAGAAGATAAATTATAATAATTTTTATCATTTATTTCGCCTATAGAGTTTGTGTAATTTGGAATTCCATTAGCATCAAAAGTACCATTCCAAGATGTTACATCCCAAATATCATATTTATCTTGCACCATAGCGCTTGATTGGATGCTATTAACCCTAGATTGTGAACCTTCATAGTTTAAAGTATGAAATGTCTTTATAGAGCCAGGCATATCGTTTATTATAACGTTTATACTAGAAGGGGAAGAAGTGTTGTAAAAAGTGTTCCTATTAACTGTCTCATCATGGTGACGCCACAGATTACCTTCCTTAATAGTATAATATTCATTAGCACAACTTAATCCATTTTCAGGAACAAATGATTTAAAGCTAACCCAACCTTTTACATCTTCCCTATATGTGACGGTTTTATTATTATCTTTTAATGTGATATTGTACTCTTGTTTACGATCATCATAACTACCTACTAATTTATTACTTAATTTTAAATTATCTCTAAACCAATCTTTCATACCAGCGGTAGATATAGGTGTCAACCCATCCATAGAAAGTCTCATCACAGCGCCTCTTACTTTGTCAGTAAAATAAGCTCTGTAGGCTTCTGATGCAAACGATTCTGGATTTTTAGATATACCAAACTCACCAGAATAAGGAATAGCTTGACCTAAAACTTTGTTCGTTGAAGTTACGTTAGTATTACCATCAGCATTAAATAACGCATCTTTATTTGCTAATATCTTTAAAACTCTATCTTCGCAAAGCGTTATTAAATCACCACCCTGTCCCCAACCGGCTTTTAACTTTTGTATACTACCGTACGTGGGGTTTATGTCTTTAGTTATTTTTTCAGCAGCTATAAATTGATTTAAATTATTAACTCCAGATGTAGAATTGTACAAGCCAGAGTATATTAAACCATATTTTCTATGTTCTTCTCTGTATCCATCACTAAGAGTAGTAGATACTTTTGGACCTTTGTCAATATACACAGAATTAAAAGTATCTCTAATTCTGTTTGATTCAACGCCATTTCCATACGCATAACAGTTATGCCAACCTAATCCTACTTTATTATTTTTAACGTCTGCATCAACTTTAAAACTATAACTAGTATCAGAAGGCCCTGGTATTATAGGCTCTCCTAAACCAGAAAATTTAGCCGTTGTATATGTGCCATCAGGTCTGGTAAAATAAATAAGCATGTTTGGGCCAGCAAACTCATCTACCAACAAAACGTCTAATTGACAAATATCATCTTCCCATCCAACAACTACACCCTTTCCACCACTTATAAACCCAGGGAATTTACAAGTAACAATGCTACCAATAGGAGCAAAATCAACTCCATAATTTTTAACATTAATAGGTAGTGTATCACTAATTTCGTGAAAAATATCTACACCTTCACTAGTTTTAGGTTCTGTTTCAAAAACAGCTGGATTTTCTGGAAACGGTATGTCATTATCATTAGTGTAGTTTTGAGATACAATTTCAATAGGACATCTATTTGTGCTAGTTAAATCTACATTATTTCCAGAAACTGGTTTTACTAAAGGATTAAAATTACCTAAATTATCCGCCGGACTACCACCAGTAACAATATCTTCTAAATATAATCTAAAAGTAATTCTACGGTTAAAGTGTGGTTTGTGAAGCCATTTCCTCCAATTGGGTTTCCAAGGAACGTAATTATAATCAAATATTCCCGTCCCTGTATATTCTACCTCATTGTAAATAGACTCATGTTTAGAAAATGGATAATCTATATCATAAAGCCCTTGGCTGTAATTTAATTTGTAAAATTTTTCTACATTTTTTATTTTATATATTCTAGGGTTACCACTAGGTCCAGAAGTATCTTCTTTAAATCTTATATGATTACCTATGGTTAATAAATCGGCAAATATTTTAGCATCAGCATCCATTGCGTCCCCAATGTCATTATTATTAACTAGATTACCATTGGAACCAGATATTTTCCAATAATCTCTCCAGTAAGTGCACTGCGTGTGTATTGCCAGCCAATCATTGAGATTCGGATGCTCTTGATCCGTCCAATCTATACTAGTTGTACCAGCATTAAAATCAGCTCTACCTGTCCCAACGTAAGATAAATCTATGTAGTCATTTTTTACACCATGTCCTTCGCTAAAATATTCATAGGAACTCGTATCGGTACCATGTGCTAAACCTGGAACGCTTGGAAGAGAGCCTTGAGATACTGTAGAGTTAGCGTTATGATTTCTGGTAAAGTCGTTTGCACTTGCAAAATGATAACCACCATAAGTAGTAGATACTTGGTTTGGAAAAGAACCAGTGACTTCATGATTCAGATAATTAGCACCGTGAACATGTTCATCGTCATAGCTCCCACCAAATTTACCCCAATAAGGTTCTTCTCCAGTAGCAAACGCTTCGTCTATAACCCATCTAGATCCACCTTCTGTTAAATCCGCATATATTTTCTGCCAAACATACCAACTCCAATACTCATCATCAGTATAAGGCTTCCCATTGTGTGCTGCATTTGCATAACAAGGATACCCACCAAATGTCCCGCTGTTAAAGCAATTGTGAGGCCATCCATTAGCCACCATGTCATTAATTGCGTCTTCATGTTCAGTCCAGGTATAGTATCCATCCCAAACAGTGCCCATGTTTAGTGAATTTTCATTAAAATCTTTTAAATAACCAGCTTCAGCTGTTTTAAGAACAGTTGTGTCAGCAAATTCCCCTTGTTGAAATATAGCCTCATTAATAGCTTGATCTTTTAATATTTTAGCAAAAAATCTACCTTGAAAAAGGGCTTTATTTTGTATTATTTCTTGCGCTATTTCAAGAGATATTTGATTATCACTAGCGTTACTAACACCTCCAAGTAAAAAATCAGGATCACCAATAGCACCACCACCAACAGGGTCTGAATTATGCACCCACGCTGCGTCAGCCTCAAAAGGTTTTTTGATTCTTACCTCGTAGTGAAAACCATCCTTCTTCTTTGTGATATTATCTATTTCGTACCAATCCGTTTGTTCACCTGTAATATTACCACTCAAATCAGTTGTTAACAACCTAAGAAATAAAGGACCATTGTTTAGAGCACCACCACCTCTACCATCATCACCCGGTGAATTATGCCGTTTATGTATGTCTTGTAATATCGTATTTTCTAAAGCCCCTTGATTTATTCTAAACTCTTTCGCACCTTCAACAGGTATAAGATCCGTTTGATCGAATAAAACAAACGAACCAGTATCTTGACCAGCTCTACCTAAAATAGATTTTCTAGTTTTTATATATTCAGGAGCTTCATTTTTAATATCTATAATTTTATATACTTCATTGCTAAGTTCAGCGTCGTTAGATTTATATCTCTTTTTTAAATGCAATGATGTATCTAAATCTAATTTATTTCTATCATTAGATGGGAAAGCCAACCAAACATTATCATCTTTAGCATCAAAATATCTATCTAAAGATAGATTATAATACTCTGAATACGTGTCTTTTATGTAAAATTTATGATGAGTTGCCCAAGGAGGAGGAGAGTTTAAAGGTTTTATCTCTATTTGGGTTGGGGTGCTAGAGTTTAATTTAGCAACGGATATAGAAGCCGAAGCATCTGACAACACTGGAGTTTGCCTATTGTATTGATCACAATACACAACACCCAATTGGTAATCTCTTATGGATTTAATAGATTTATAAGTGGAATCTTGTACTCTAGGTCTTAACGTAGTGGTGAAGCTAGGTCTCAAGCCATACAGATTGTAGTTCTGCAAGTAATTACCATATACAATTCTATTTCCAGTTACCTCTTGACTAAGTGCTTTTTTAGGAACATTATCCCAAGGTCTTAATAATTGGTTGGAAGGTAAAACAGATTTTATAGTTTCCTCACTTATTAAGTATGAATTCGATGACCAGTAAACATCAGTAGGCACAATTTCATCAACTATATAAACATTTGGAGAATCAGATTCTTTATATAAAATATCAACTTGCACAACTCCATCTGGTATATTCCCTGGAACTATACCGTTCAATGTTAACTCTCTTAATTGATTTTGCATACCTAGATTATAACCTTTGTTTGGTAAATAATCATAATCACCAGGCATAAAAGCAGGTTCAGAAAAAGGACCATAAGTAGAATATTCCCCATCTTGATATTTGTACCTCAGGGCAAATCTTGGAAATTTTAATTTATATAGCTTTTCGTAACTCTTATCTAAATCTACAGCATAGTTTTCTAAAACGTTTGTTACAGTGTCTGATATAGATACTATAGAACAAATATATGTCAAACCTGATTTTTCCTCTATAATAAGTCTAATTTCTGGCTGTGTAATAGGATATAAACCACTACTACTGCCACTTCCAAAGCTCGAGTTAGTTTTTAAGAACAAAACGTCTCCAACTTTGTAATTTAAAGTACCGCCAGTAGCGCTACCTAAAACAATTTCTATTTCGTCATTAATTGAATAACTACTTGAAAAAGCAAAAGTTGTTGTGCCGTAAGAATTACCGGCTCTTTGTCCAACCATACTGAGCGTTGGACTTGATAATGGAGATTTCTTAATTACCGTTATATGCTCTTCTTTAACAGGTTTAGCTAATCCACCTAGATCTCTGCTAGGATTTTTAAATTGAGTGTGAGTTTCACCAGTATAAAGAGTACCCTGAACACTACGTGGTATATTTATTTTTTTAGGTTCAGAGCCTAATAAATTGTTACTTGAGTCATAATAACCATCCGTCCAATATAACATGTCATCTACAATGTTTATGCCAGTTATAAGATTGTTATTATTGAAATTTAGCACCCTAGGTCCCTGCCATATTAAGTTTGTGTAAGTGTTTAATGCAAGGTTAAGAGTTGTGTCTAAATTAGCATATATTTCGCTTCCATTATACATTTGACCGTTTTCCTCTACTTTAAAGCCCTGCATAAGCAACTCATTATCACCAAGAATAAAAGGACCATCACCCGCACAAGCGCCAGGAGTTCCCGAGGGATGTGGGCTAGCCATTGTAATTGAGTTAGTCGCAACATCAATCGTGTCAACACACAGAAGCTTCTCATCTTCCGCCATCCCTACAACAAGTAAATCTCCAACGGTAAAATCACTAACATCATAAGCATTTGGATTTGGCAATCCATTAATAGGATTAGTTGCTCCCCAAACTAACATATTACCGTTAAACGAATCCGTAGTACCCGCTGGTAGTAGATATTGAATACTAGAAGCTATTAAATCGTCATTTACGTTTGTTACTCCATTCTGATCCCAATCCCAAAGATGAGCATAATACTTACCAGTAAGTGGGCCTAATTGAAAATCAGCATCTGGAATAAATGGAGCAAAAGGCACTATTGTTTGGTCTAAAACAAGTTTAAAGCCAGATACTGATGGATCAAAACCGTTTGTAATATTTTCAGTCCACGCTGAAGCCGCGGTTACAGTAAAAGGACCTTGTGGATTACCACCAACTCCAACTCCTGATGCATCGATATTAATTGTAATTTCCGCACCAATATATTCAGACGCAGTGTTAGGAGCCATCCAAGTACAATTACTAATATATACAGTGTTACTAGAGGCGTCTTGAATTACTCCACCAGCATTAACACCTTCTACCCAAAACTCATGACAAGGTGCCATTCCCGAATTAAACCCACCCCAACTCAGTTGCCACACTGTTGATAATTGCGGGGTATTTATTGCTTCTTTTTCGTATGAAAACATTATTAATTGCCCGTGACTTAAGAAATCTACAACAGCCGTGTTAGAAGTATCTCCACCACTGGTAACACCAGTAACTGTCCAACCTTTTTCTATTTGACTAAACCCTACGTCTGAAACATTTAATTGATCTACATTTAAATTTTCAAAATTAGTAGTTGTAAAAGCGTAAATATCAACAAAAACAGGTTCACAACCAGAGCCATCAATTGCATTACTATTAGTACGCATGATTATATCTTTCAACGTTGTTGTTGAACTCCAGTCAGGAGTAACATCAGCATTGTAACCAGAAACTAGCCAATATAAAGCGTCATTTTTTTCGTCCGCAATAGACCCAACTGTAGTCGCGCCTACAGGAATAGGGTTTGACAATTGCGATGACAAATAAGTGCCGCTATAATCACAAGGCATTGAATTCCCTAATATATTTTCAACAGCACCAACATCTGATGATTCCGATGTAGACACTTGTATGTTCTGAGCATCTCTATATTCACCTAGTGGAACAATTCTCTCATCGAGATCTTTGTTCATTTTACCCTTGGTAAAATTACGCTTTATCTCCGGCATATATTAGTGTTTTATTTGTTTTGATTTACCTCTTAAAATTTGAGTGATTTCTTCTAATTTAATATTAGATAATCTTAGTTTTGCTTTTCTTGTTTCAGCAAATTTTTCTTTTTTATAACGTCTAACGACATATTCTGGTATGTTAGCTCTTGTAGATACAATACCATAAATTATCCATTTGTAAAGAGCTTCTTCTGCAAATTTATGAACTTGCATTTCATTATCCTTTCCAAGACTATCGCTTATATAATCTAAGATCACAGTTTTACCAGAAATATTAGAGCTAAAATGAATTTTTCCAGAAGCACAATCTATATAATAAGATCCGTTAACTTGAGCATGTTGAGGATCTAATCCGTATCTCTGCCCATCGACTGGCCAATAAGTATCATCCTCGTAATCATCATTATTATTTTCAGAAGGCGTGTTTGATTTGTAACTAGTCCACGTATCTGTATCCGCAGCGTCAGGAGAAACAAAAAGTATTTCACCGTCAGTTATAGGCCCGGTTGTAGGTAAAGAACTAACAAGTATAGTCGTGCCACTAACGTTTAATATAGTGGTGCCAGCGGGAAAATCCGCATGATATAATACCATGCCTATTTCAAGGTTTTCTAAATCAGATGCTGTACCTGTTATTTTATAATCATTTAACGAGTTATTCCAAGATAAGTTCTCTATTATATGAGAAGACTTTTGTGGTAGTATTAAAGAACCGTCAGTTTTAGTAAATGTTAAAGTAGCGTCAGCAACAGTTATATCAGGTGCGGTTGATACAGTTATAGTTGTTAAACCAGCGCTGTTAGATATTGCGGTTACTGTAACGTTAGGGTAAAGGGAGCCACCGGTTACAACCATACCAATTAATATATCTTTATACTCCTTGTCTAACGTGATATCTTTATCACCATCAGTCATACTGCCAATGGCTTGTAATTTAAAATCTCCATTAGCATCTTGTAGTGGGTTAGAAGATGGGTTTGACGTTTTAGAAGTAGGGTACATTAAATGCTTTATACCAGCAGAATCTACCCAACTTACTTTAGTATAATTGACATAATCTTGTGGTAACGGCATTTGAAGCGCTGCTGGCACAGTAAACTCTTGCGCTTTACAAGATTTAAAAGTATCAAATGATAATTCCTGCATTGCTCTTTGAGCATGAAAAGCAACATCAACTCTTTTAACTCTAGGGATTATTTTATCTTCACCCACGTAGGCAATTATAAATTGATTTATTACATTATCTAATGATGTAAATTGATAATTACCATAATTATTTCCCGCGTAATACGATTGAGGTGTTTGTGTTATTAATCCCATTTATTTATTGTTTTTCTTGCATGATTTGTGCTGCTTCCATTCCTTGCCCAGCTTTCATTATATCATCTCTTCTCATAGATACACCGGTAAATTTCAATATTTTATAAACTAATTCGCTTTCTTCCGATTGATGTAATTGGAAGTTAATTACTTGACTATTGTCATACATGGCTTTGCCATTTACAACGACATAAGACCATTTAGGTGTAATTGGTTTTTTTATGTAATTACAAGTAACCGTAACCGCAGGGTAGGTTTGGATTGTAGTTTCATTAAGTCTAACATATACCGGCCTAGTAGCTGTAGGGTTCAGTAGCGGTGTATTTTGTATATACAAAAGTTCGTTTGGTTGAATCTCTTCTACCTCTACCCCACCCGCAATAACCGTTCCTAATCTATACATATTGTTTGGTAAAAGTCCACTCGGAACTGAGCCTGTGGTTTCAAATACAGATATTTTTTCATTTAAATTGTCTCTTATATCACTATATTCGTTTGAATTACCAAGTTTTAATAAGTAAAAATTCATATCATAGAAATACTGCTCAAATATTTCTTGTTGAGCTTGGTCAGCAAACAAATTAAACTCTTGAGGTGTAATATAACCTCTTTGTTCTTTGTTAGCAAACATTAAAACTTTTTGATATACTGTATCTATACTTACCATAATTTCTTTTTAGTTATTATAAGGGAAAAATCTATTTAGAGCTTGTTGTCTTTTATTGCAGCCACAATCTTTACCTGTTGCTTTAGCAACTGTATCTACTACTTTCTTTATTCCAGTTGCTTTTGTAATTTTTGCCACTGTATCGCCCAAACCTTTTGATTTTTTCTTTTCCATATAATATAATTTGTAGTTTGCAATCGCCCCGTAGAGCGACTGCGTCTACAGTTAGATTAATTTAATCTTTTTTCAATATTGGAGTAAATCTCCATACCTTCGTCAGTTTTAAACCAAGCGGCTAAAGCTGAGTAAGGGTGTTCGTCAAACGGAACGTTCATTAATTTTCTATCATTAGAGCCCCATGAAAAAGTTCTTTGATCAGAAGATAATTTTAATATTCCCATTTCGGTTGCTTTGATACCAAAGTTTCTAAGAACAACGTTGTCGTCATTTGCTAGCTCTAAGAATAATTCTGGATTTTTCTTAGCATATAACAGCACGTCTCTTTTAAGTTCCTTAGAACTCATCTCTGACACCTTAGATCCTAACTCTACGCGCATAACAGCTTCCGCTAAATCAATATCCATCTGCCTAGCTGTTAACATTGCATCTAATTCAATATTTAAAACGTCTAAATCTTCTGTTGCTTGTTTCTTTTCAGATATTTCAACCCAAGATTTACCGCTTTGTGGATGGTATTTAGATAGCATTTTTTGAAGAGTAACTTTGTTTTTAGGAACATTAAGAATTCCATTTCTAAAAATAATTCTTCCTCTAAGAACATCTCCCTTCATTTCGTCTACAAAAACTGTATTTTGATTCTCAGCATACATTATTTCTCTTTCGTAACCTACTTCTTCGTCAAAATAGTACAAACCTACACTTTTAAACCAGTGAGACAGTGGTTGTTTACCATCTGTTAGCTTGTACATTCTATCTTTAATTTCCCAGTCATTTATAATTTTGTTAACCGGATCTTTTCTTGTTGATTTTTTTGTTTCAACAACTGGCGTTTCCACCATAACTTCTTCGAAGTCTTTTTCTATTAAAGGCTCTACGTCCTTTTGTATTTTTTGTTTTTTTGCCATAATATAATATATAATAAAATTAATAAAAATAAAAGGGAGTGGAGACTAAGCTCCACCCTCTTTTAAAATAAATGTGCTTACGCAGCTCCTTTGAATAATACAAAGTTATTAGCACCTTGAGTAACTAGACATCTTTCAGAAAGCATGTGCATTTCCATTGCATCTAAATCAGAAGTAACAGCTCCAACTGAACCAGTAGTCCAAGATTTGAATTTTCTACTTTCTAAATTAGAAGCTCTGTATCTAACGTGCAAGAATGGTCTCTTTAAATTTCTACCTAAATTTTGGTCATAAACCGAAGAAACTCCAGCAGGAATCAATACCCCACGTATTGCATTAGTTGCATCAGTAGCATTAATTAAACCTCTAGTAGAAGCATCATTTAAGTATTTAAAGTCAGACTTGTAGAAGTCATAAGAACCTCTACGGAATCCAGTAAAACCTAAGTTAAGAGCCATGTCTTCAGAATTGTCAAATACTCCGTAAGAAGTACCACCAGAACCGTAAGAATTTTGAGCAGCTAAGATATCGTCAAGCTGTAAACTAGTAGTTCTATCCATAAACATCATGTTTTCTTCAATAGCACCGTTAGCATCAAGCTCAGCGATCAACTCATCATAGTCTCCCATGTTAGCCATAGTGTTAGCTACGTTACCTCTAGTTTCTAAAGCATCAAATAAACCTTCAGTACCAGTAATAGAACCACCTTGATGACCACCAGAAGTAGTACCAGGACCGTCTACAGATTCTAACATTGCCATTTCTAAGTAATCAGCGAAACGAGCTTTAGTGTCACCAGCAGCTTTTAAATACCACATGTAACCATTTTGCCCGTCTTCACCAGAAACTTCAACCCAACCAATTTGAGAAGCGTCAGATCCTGAAACCTCATACTTGTCTTTTAAGATGATTGGCTTGTTAGTTCTAGATGTGAACGATGGTTTGTTAGCACCAACTCTACCTTCAACGCCTTTAGCGTATTCAGAACCGTAAACTAATACAGATACATCACCAGCAGCTAAAGAACTAGTAGCGATATTTGCACCGTCATAACGTTCCCAAGTAACTTTACCAGAGTTAGCCGCAGTTGAACCATCAACAGCTGCTACAGCAGTAACGTAACCTCTTGCAGTTGCATCAGAGTCTGATACTAAAATCATATCACCTGGTCTAATACCGTGAAGTATAGCTGAAGTTGTACTTGTTACTGATTTACCATCAGCATCCGTAGTACCTGCATCAAAAGTTAATGTTCCAGTTGTTGTTGAAACCGTTAAAGCAACAGCTTTATACGATAAGTGTAATCTACCTTGCTCTGACCAAACTACTTGATCAGCAGCCATAGCTTCTTCAGCACCTACTTGTGCTAAGAAACCTGAAATTGTTCTATTACCAAATACCTCTGCTTCCTTCTCCATAAGGTCTGGTAAATATTGTTGCGCCCAACCATCACTTGAACCTGCCGTAGCAAAGTCAATATAGTTAGTAGCAAGCGTTTGTTTTAGTGGAGCCGCTGTGTATCCAGCAGCCGCCACGCCTGTAATTGCCATAATTAATTTTTTTTAAATTGTTATCTATTTTTATTTTTAATTTTAAACTTAAAATCAGAAGAATTATCACCTAGCACTTTGAACTTCGTACCACCTGCTTCAATTTTTCCATGACTTTGCCTTGGATTCATATTCACGTTTTTGGCTTTAGCAACACTATCTTTCATAGCGTCAGCTTTTCCTTGTTCGTAAAAGTGTTTTGCAACAGCATCTGCATTCATTGCTGTATATAGAGATTTGTGATAACCCTTAGCATCTGATAAAGTAGAATTTTTATCCAAAAACTTTTTGGTAAAATTATTTATATCACTTTGAGTGTTCTTAACCTCTTCAGCATTGTTTACGTTAAACCTGTATTTTTTATCACCGACGTTATATTCAAAACCTTTGAACTTGTCGTTAAAAACCTGTTCAGTTTTCTGTGTAAAAATATCAGAGTTCTTTTTAACTGTTTTCTGAGTTGCTTCTGACTCCTTGTTGTATCTATTAAAGAAATCTACAGCTTTTTGCTGCTCATTTGTGAGCTTGCTTCCAGCTTTAATATCTTCATAGTATTTGGACTTTTGCCCGTCCAAGTGGCTTTTAGCGTTGGCAACTTGCTCTTTTAACGCTAATTTTTTTCTTCGTATATCTCTTTCATCGTCCGCATCTTCATCGAAAGAGAATTCATCTTCCATAAGGAAGTTAATTTCTTCTGTGTTTAAATGAGGTTTTGTTTGTTTATAATACTCATATAATAAATCCTGATTATCCATGTTGCTATAATCCTTATTGAGTTTAACGTAGTCATTTAAATCTCCACCAGTCTCTTCCATAAAGTCGATTAACTTTTGAATATTTTCTGGTATTGGTTTACCCGTAGCTTCTGCCTCGGCTACAGCCTCTTCAACTTGCTTTTCTACCTCAGTTGCTTCTTCTTCAGTGGAATCTTCAGTAATTTCTTCTAATACTGAAGTTTCTTGTGTTTCTGCTTCCGGTTGTACTTCTTCTTGTTCTTGTGTGGGCTCGGCATTTTCAGGCTCTGCAACCACTCCGCTGTCGTCAGCGTTATCTTCTTTAGTTTCATTTTTCTCTTCTTTTGGTGTTGGTGGTTTGTTTAAATCTACTTTTATAACACTATCATCCCCATCAGATTCAAATTTACTTTCATCAACTTTCACCACATTTTCATCACCTGGATCTTGTTGGTTTTGTTGTGTAGTTTTTTCAACTACTTCTTCTAATTTTTCTTCCATAATATAATATAATAATAATTAATAATTCTAACTAGGTTCAAACGCGCCTAAATCAAATCCTCCGCCTAGTATATCATTACCTGCAGACTCAAAGTTTTTAGGTGGTTTTCCACTATTTCTTTGCTCAATCATTTCTGACTGTTGTGTAGCTTGTATTTTTGTTCTCTCGTCTTTTCTATCTTCTTTTTGCTTTTCTCTATCTTTCATTCCATCAACCTCAACACCTTTTAATTGCATATTGTATTGGAACTCCAGAGCCATTAATTCTTTTTTCATTTCAACCTCTTGCATCATTTTTTGAGCTTCCATTTGAGCTTCTACTTGCATAAGTTCAGCTTTACTAGCATTTATAGCTTGATTTTTTTGAATATCAGCTTGAGCTGCGGCTTGAGCCGCTTGTGCATTAGATTGTGTTTGAGCTTGTATATTTTCCAATTGCAATTGTCTATCTCTGTCTTGTTTCTTTTTTCTTCGTATTTTTAAAAGTTGATTTGCTAGTTTAACATTTCTTATTTCCCTAAGATCAATAGCATCTTCTAGTTCTATACTTTGTTGCTGAAGAGCCATTTGAATATTGTTTTCAAGTATTTGTTTTTCCTCTTCGTCTGGTTGTAATTCTATAAAAATACCAAAATCATAAAGGTGTAAACTTGACATTTCTTCTAAAGTTGCTACATTATGAACTCCTATAGCTTGAATAAACGCATCTTTAGTTGGTGAATATTCTATAATATCAGATACTCTTAATGATAAACACTCTGCGATTTCAGCAGTTAAAAATAAACCCGATTGCAATATATGTCTTGTTGCTGTATTACTATTGGCAGCAGCTAATTTCTGAACTCCAACTAAAGCATTTTTATCCGGCATACTACCATCTCTAGCTTCATTAAGTCCAGTTACATCTCTTATCATTTGTAGATAGTAATTATAATTACCAATAAGAGCTTGCATTTTATTACCACCAGATCCAGATGTGATTTCTTGAATAGGTACTTTACCTGGATTCATATCGCCATCTTGAGTAAATGATCTACCTATAACAGAACCAGTTTGAAAGAACATGTTAAGCGCTTCCTGGGGATTGTAGTTTGTTCCGTTGCCTAAATCAACTTCTGCTAAACCATCCGCATCTAAATAAACGCCATCTGGAACCATCCGCGCCATTACTTGTTGCAACTTAAGATGTGTTAATTGAATCATGTCAGCAAAGCCAGTTACACGTTTTACTAATGAATCAATTTTACCATTATACATTCTCGGTGCTACAATAGCATAATTCATTTTTACTTTTGTGAAATCACTTTTAGGGCGCATCATATTTGATGCCATTTCCCATTTAAGCAATTTATCTGTACCTAAAATCATAGCGCCATCGTATAGACATTCTATAGATCTTAATAATCTAGAATATCCACCTTCTTTTTCTGACGGCGGGTTAAACGTGTCATCTTTAGGTATAATTTTATTAGCACCAGTACCAGTTTCTTTTACTTTATAAACTTCGTTCATATATGTTTTGTAATTAAAATACAAAACTTGAATAGTGTTGTTGTCTTCTTTATCGTAACTATTCGTTGAATTATAATTTGATCTATTATAAGATTTATTTTTCATTATATCTTCAAGATCACTTTCTGTTAAGTGTGGGAATTGTTTTGCTAATTCATTAACTGGAATTGTTTTTACTTCGCCAACATAATATATATCTTCAAAGTACGGCGAATCCGTGTAAGAATAAACAAGATTCGCTGGATCAACATAATCCACAGTAACACCTTCAGAAGTGTTGAAAGAAGTTTTTACAGCACCAATACCAAGAACCGTTAAGTCATAATAAAATCTTTTCTTAATCAGCTCGTAATTATTGCCCTCAAATAAAACACTTAGCGCTTGTTCTTCCGCTAATTCTATAGACTGCTTATAGGTCAATTGCATGTGAAGTTCTAGCTCTTCTGTTGATTCTGGCAACTCCTCCCCCGTGTCTCTCATGTCTATACCATAATCATTCGCTATCTCATTATCAAAAGCCTCCATTTCCATGTCTTTCATTACGGATTCCATGTACTCTGTTCTTTGTGTTACACTAAACGGATCTTGTGCAAAAGCTTTTATATCATAAGTTCTTTCGGCTATACCATTAACTACTATGTCTACAAATTTAGAAATAATTGGAACTGGTTTCCAGTCTAAATTTAAATAGGACAAATCACCGTTTATAGATAACTCATCCTTATATTTTTGTATAGACTGCTCGCCTCTAGCGTACAATCTTAGATTATGAAAATTATTTTGATTAGATCTATATCTATTAAGACTTCTATCGTTGTTGAACCACTCTTGCTCAATAGCTTTAGCTACTTTTAAACCATAATCATAACTTAGCTTTTCAGCGTCACTAACTGTTTGACTCGGGAAATAACTTTTCATGCCAGACTCTGCCATATTTATTATTTGATTATTTGTGAATTAGTTCCAGTATTACTATACTTAGAAATATTTATATTTAGTTTAGGTTTTTCAACCTTAGCGTTTGGTGCATACAAATGTCTATTGTTGGCCATTATAGCTAAACCAGAACTTATTGTTGCATCATACTTTGTTCTTTTGTTTATATCAAATCTACTCCAATCATTTAATAAATCATTGAAGTATAAATCTCCAAAAGTTCCATCTTGTCTCATGCCCACGTGATCTTGGATGTACATCTCAATTGCAGCAGCATGAGCTTGTTTTATATCTTCCGAGGAATTAGGTATTCCTCCAACTTCTTTTTCAGCTACAGATAATTTATTCCATGATTTATCAGGACGGTTCATACTAAAACCTCTGTAACCTCTACGCCTCAAGTAATACAAGAGACGAGGTTTATTGTTTTCCGCAAGTATAGGCATTCCATAAAATACTAATGCCATTAATACATCTTCAAAAAATATCTCAGCCGTAGGTGGTCTTGATAAGTATTCTAAAAAAAAGCTATTCGCAGGAGCGTCCTCCATGCTAAACCTGGTTAAGCCGTGTAATGCTCCTTTAGAACCTTCTCCATCTACGGTCCCTGATATATCATAAGAGTCACAACCAAATGCTCCCATGTGTTCATTACCAGGATATTTTATACCATTTTTAAGTACCACTCTATTCTGTAATTGCTGAGGTGGAACCCAGCTAACTTTAAACCTACCCTTTGGATCTGGATAGAATATTACTTGTGAATCTTTAATACCGTTTACCCATTGAAAATTACCTTGAGTAATTCCTAAGGTTTTAGACATTTCTTCGTTATAATCTACTTGTTCATATATTTTAACTAAATTAAATATACTATTTTTTGTTTCATCTCTAAATGCATGCTCTGTAGTTCTTGGGAATTGACGGTAAAATTCATTTAAAGCATCTTGATCATCTTTTAAACCATCTACTTCGTTCTGCCAATTATCTATTACACCTATATCTATTAATTCACCGTCTGGGGCGAAGACATCGATATCAGGAGTAATGAAAACTGGAATTCCGTACTCATCAATAAATCCTTCGTAGTTCCACTCCATTGGGATAAACAAAGAGTATAAACCAGATTTTGTCTGACCGTTTCTATTTCGCTTAGTGACATCTGATGCATTGTATAATTTTTTGAAGTTA